GACAGGTTGTGGTTCAGGTCACGGTTGCCCTTGGTGTCGCCGAGAAATTTACCCTTCATGTTACGAATCCTCACAGTGGAAAAGTGGAAGACACAGGAACTATACCACAGGTGTCAAGCGCCGAGATCCTCAAGCTGCTGCCGGCGCTTGTTCTGAAGGATGTCCCGGGTACTGCCCGTAGGCGGTGGCTCCTTGGGCGGTGCCTTGGGCGGCGGCCGACGGGGGCCGCGGTTATTGCTGTTGCGCACAGCACCACCATCGGCGTACATGACCTTGGATTTCTTCGTCGCACACTTCTTGCTACGCATGATTGCTCCTCAGCAATTCCAAGCCCGAAGGCTTTTGTTGATCCTACTATTTGGGTCTCGAGCCGTCTTTGCACTCGTATTCTTGGCCTTCATGCCTTTCATGCGAGCACAGAAGGAATCGCGCCGCTTACCGCCTTCGGGCTGCGGCGGCTTAAGGTTGCCGCCAGTAGAGCTGTTGTAGGAGGCCCGCCCCTTGGCGTTGAGCCCGCCCTTGGGGTTCTTGCCTTCTTTGCGCTGCCATGCAGGGGTCTTGGCCATCAGCCACCCATCCTCATACCGGGGCGTCCGGTAGGTCCAACAAACTCACTCTCGACAGGGCGCCGTACCTCCTCGGGGGCAGCGCGGGCTTCCGCGGGGCTGGGCTGTTGCCCGGGGGGGATCATGCCCGGCGGGCCGGCGCCGGGGGGAGGCCCACCGGGAGGTACGGCATTCATCTGGGCGGCCAGCTCCTCGTCAGACGGCACGGTGCGCTCGTGGTCCAGCCCAAGATTCTGGGCAACGCTGCGCAGTACGTTGGCTCGTCCTTGCGGGCCGACAATCGCCATGTCGATCGGGTTAGCGGTCAGCTGCAGGAACTCCAGCTGCCGCATCCGGTCCTGCTCACGCTTCACGGCATGGTTGACGCCACGCACGTCGATGACCTCGTCGCCGCGGAGGAGGCCGGGCTGTGTCAGCATCACCATGTCGTACAAGTACGTGATGAGCGGCTCGACGACGTCACGGTCGATGGTGGCAGCAACGTTCTGCAGGGTCTTGCTGGCGTTGCCCATGAGCATGGCCAAACCAGACGCCGTGCGCCCCGCACCTCCGACCCGCTCGTTACCGAGCATGTAACGCGGCAGGGAGCTGATCTCGTCAGCCATGATGGAGAACTTCTCGTAGACCATCAGCAGGTCCTGAGAGTTCGAGCTGGGCTGGAAAAACTCGACCGGGCTGCGGCCGGAAGACGCAGCGTTGGGATCGTAGCTGACCTCCCACCGCTTCCACGGGTACAGAGACATCTCAGCGCCCGGCAGGAGAGCCTCACGGTTGATGACCACTTGCGGGCCAGAGGAGATGGACAGGTTATTGACGAGCGAGCGGACCGTGGCGTTACAGACGGTCTGCACGTCCTCGAGAAGCTCAGGCAGGCCGGCACCGATCAAGCCGCCCGGGATCTTCTCGAAGGACGAGATGTAGTAGGGGGCTCGCTGCGTCGTGTAGGGGTTGATCTGAACCTTGATGACCCAGCGGTCAATAAGCCACGCCGTGACGAAGTACTCTTCAACCTCGTCAGGCACCTTCTCCTCGGGCATCCCCCAGTCACGCAACAGGCGACCAGAAACAAAGCCGGTGAACTCGGCGCAGTCAATCAGCGTCGACGATGTAGCTCGGCCCCACCTCTCACGCTCCTCGAGATCGCGTCGCTCAGTCTCCACGGAACTCCACCACTCGGAGAGCCCGCTGTTCCAGAACCGCTCCAACACCTGCGTAATGGCATCGTCGTCATACCCGGGAACTCCTCTCAGCTGTGTCAGGTCAGCCCTCGAGAGACGGATGCGCTCGATGAAGTTGGCGTGCTGAACACGGCTGGCACCGGGCGACCAGTACAGGTCGAAAGGCGACACACGCTCCCAGAACATCTTCGGGGCGCGCTGTTGCATGGGCGCGCCATTCTGCCACTTGGTCTGAACGATGTTCCTGACTACCGGACCCTTGATGACCGCGTACGGGAAGATTGGCAGGTCGATGAGGAACTCAGCGAGGGCCTCGTAGTAGCCGCCCTCTACCAGCAAATCGTTGAGCACACTGGTCGAGGCCGCGGCCTCCTCAACGGCTTTCTTCTTGCTCGCACGCTTGGCAGCCTTGCGCAGCTGCATCACGCGATCGTCAATCATCTGCTGGTCGACCGGCTGACCGCTCTGCTGGAGGGTAGCAACCTCGGTGTTTACCAGCTCGTCGATGCTTCGGTTGATGTCGTCAGGGATCACCGGCTCTGGGGTGGGCGTCAGCGTCCAGTGCGGCTCGGGACCGAGGTACACGTCACGCAGCAGGGCGGTGGCAGCGCGGCACTTGGTAGCGGTCAAGCGGGCGTAGACCTCGCTGCCACCAAATTTCTTGATCTCGGTCAGGATATGCGGCGGGTACTGCCCACGGTAGGTCCGGAGGGAGTCGATCAGACGCTGGGCAATGCCCTCGGCGTCGCGGAAGTTCCGCATCTCTGCCAGCTGCCCGCGAACGAACGACGCAAGCTGGGAAAGACTGGCCTCTTCCTCCTGTGCAGCGGCGGCGGCTTCAGCCTCAGCACGGTCACGGTCAGCCAGCTGCTGGGGCGACACCACCCGCAACAGAGAACCGGTCTGGGTAGCAACGGGGATAGCCGACGGAGTAGCCATTAGGCCCATCCTGTGGTTAGAATCGTGTCCATGGAAACCGAATCCACCGAAGTAGCCCTCTCCCAAGAGGTGGCTCTACCGAGAATCGAAGCGTCCGTCGGGCTAGAGCACCTCTCGGCCACAATCTGCGCTGAACTGGCCGCTGGGCTGTCAGAGCCGGCGGACATCCGGGCGAAGTATAACATCAGTGAGGAGCAATGGGACACCCTGCGCCACTCACCGGTATTCCGGGCCATGATGCGGGAGGCCGTCGAGAAACTCGCCGGGGACTCCAACGCCGGCCGGCGCATCACGATGAAGGCCGAAATCGCCCTCGAGGACTCAATCCCCACGATATACAGCATGGTACATAGCCGGGAGGTGCCGGCCGCCTCACGGCTGGACGCCGCCAAGATTCTGGCGACCCTCGCCAACCGCACCGGCAAGACGGCGGAAAACAACACCAATAGCACCGGGTTCGCAGTGAACATCCACATCGACACCGGTGAGAAGAAGGGCGTGATCATCAACGGTGAATCAAGTCCACCCACGGACTGACGGCGGCTGCTGCGGCTTCACCGGATTCAGTTTTGCCATAATCCTACCCACGCTGTTCGAGCTGACGCTCAGCGCCATGTACTGCAGGCAGTCGGCCAAGTCCGACCACGGGTGGGTCTTCTCAGGCCTGTCCTCAAGATCGCCGGTCTTCTTCCGCCGATAGCGGTACCCATGCTTCAGGGCGTGGACGAGCGTCGGGCACCCGGGGGCGGAAATCATCAACGCAGGGCCGCCGTCAATCTGCTGCAGGAACAGCTGCTCCACTGCCCTGAGCCGCGGGTCGATGTCGTTGGTCACAGCCGGGAACGCGTCAAAGCCGAGGCGCTTGAGGGCCTTGATCGGGGACTCCTCACCAATCGGTCCCTTGGCGTTGCCGGCCGGATCGCACACCACGAAGATGCGGCGCCCCATGTAGTGCTGGTAAATCAACGGGCGCGTCTCCGTAATGGTGAACTGCTCCAGCCCTTTGTCGGTGCTGAACAGCTCCCGCATGATCACCAACCGCCCACGATTATCGACCTGACCGAACAGGCAGGCGGGAGTGCGACCGAAATCGTGTCCAATCATGATCGGGATATGGTCCTGCGGCTCGATGTACTCGTCGACCACGTGGAACTCGGGCTTGAAACTAGCTCTCCACACCGCCTGCCCACTGAGCGACTTGCCGTATTTCGCGTGAACGTGGACATCAACCCAGTCAGAGCTGTTGTTCGCTACAAGCAAGTCATAGTACCCGTCCGGCAGGTTCTCGACATTCTCGGCGTTCGGCTCAGTACCGCCCGGCTGGCGGAAGATCGTCCAGTTAGGCGGCTTGTCCTTCTCCAGCTTGTGGTACCACTCGCTATCTTCGTCGGGAGGGTTCGACTCAGCAACGATGCCCTTCCACGAGCAGGGCACGATGGCTTTGGCGGGGAATCGCCCAAGACGGCCAGAAAGGGCGTCGATGAGCGACGGAGAAACCTCACGGAACTCGGACACCCACGCTCCGGTCAGGTTCAGCGAGAGCAACCGCTGTTGATCCTCCTTGGTGTCGAGCGGGATGAGCATCCAGTCCGAGACCACTTTGGTTCCGTCCGGCAGGGGGGTACGGATCTGGATGGTGTTCTCGGCGACCTTGAAGGTCATAATTGGCCCAAGCCACAGCTGGATGTCCGCCAAGCACGTCTGACGCAGCTGCGGGAGCGTGTTGCGGATGATCGCAAACCGGGTGAGCCGTCGCCCACGCGCGTCCGGCGCCTGCATCTTGGCCCGACGCAGCAGTTCCATGAAACAGCCGGCCGACTTGCCTGAGCCAACCGGACCGATGATGAGTCGAATGAACGACTCGTCAAGCATGAACCGCCCAACAGTCGGAGGGGTGACGTAGTTGAGAACCGACGGGTTAGGGTCGTTGGAACTCACCCGTAATCCTCGACAACGTAGTAGCCGTTAAAAGCCGACACGACCGCAGTAGTGGTAATCGTACCTGTATTGGCCATCACAAGCGGACCAAGACCGGTATCCGCGGTCGGTAATTTGGAAGTCACGTTGAACCTTGTGTAGACCGCCCCGGTATCCAGATTCACAAGCTCGAGATCGGCGCGGCTGCCACCGGGCGGGACGTATATCCGTAACTCCAGCAAAGCGTCGGCAAGGCTGGTCTTGGCCACGCCAATGTCGGTCTTGGTCGCAGTACCGGAACCGCTGTTATGCATCCACTGAAGATTGGTATCGCCTTGATCCGCACCTACGCCAATGCAATCGAGTAACGCTGACGGCTCGCCGGACACGTTAACGGTCGTATGCATGCCCATAAACAGGCGCTGATCCGAGCGCACGCTGGGCCAGCCACCGCGGATCATGGCAAAGAACCCGCCAGCGGCCGAGTTACCGCTGCAGCTGACGTAGACCACATACTGCGCGCTATAATTACTCATGCCAACGGACCCGGTAGCGTTAGCTGACGCACCAGACGTGCCAGTTCGGCGCGTAACCTGCCCAAGCAGTGTCGTGGCAGTAGGAGAGCGGCTGGAAGTCGCCTGCGTGCCAATGGCAGCCACACCAGCAATACCCTGCGTATCCGGTGACGCGCCGACGGACATCCGCATCCAACGCTCACGCTTGCCAAGCTGCCCGTTGAGCATGGCAAACGGTCGCCCACTGGCAGGGCGGAACGAGGGCAGAGACAAGGCTCCGTAGTCGTGGCCGTACACACGGGTTGACCCGACGGCAGGAGCAGACGGTATGGACACCGAGTCAAGACGAGCGTGGGCAGTGAAGCGGGGATTGCCGCCGTCGTTGACCAGCCCGGACAGACCACCGAAAGACCCAGCGTCGTTGAACTGGACTTGGGTATTCGAGCCGCCCGGCGACCCGCCGCTACCAACGAAGGGAACCCATGACGTGCCGTTAAACGTCCGCCATTCGTTAGCGGCGCTGTTGAAGTACAGATCACCTATCTCGCCACCGGGCGGGTTATTCGTCAGAGGCACGAAGCGGACCTGTCCGTGCCGCTTGACCGTAAATCGCTCTACCCCTTGGGTGACAAACCCGAAGCGGGTGGTATCTGACCGATAAATGCCGGTGTCGGGGTCAGTCTCGAATGAGTACGCAGGCGCGCCTACTGACCCGTTCTGGTTCCTGATCTGCATCCGCACACGGATGTTGCTGGTCTGCCAGAGCATACGGTCGGTGCCACCAACCGTCAGGTTCATCTCGTTGGCGTTTGGGGAGTAGAACCCAAGGTTCGCCCGCCCGTTGAACGAGAGGCCGGGCGCAGACGCGCTACCAAGCGCAGCCTGCAGCTGGTTGAGCGTACGAATAACTCCGGTGCCGGTGGTAGACAGGTCGATGTTGGCGCCAGAAATCGTGTTCTGAATGTCTAGGTCATCGTCGGTCGTGCTGGTGTAACCAACCCTGCCCTTGGTCACCGAGAAGTCCGAAGTCGTGAAACGTATGTGGCACCCGCCAGTAGTGGTAACTGCAGGCGCCTGAATGCCGATCCACGAGGCCGTCGCGCTACCAAACACGAACGCCCGATCGATGAATGAGGTCGGGTCGCCCGGTGCGCCAGTCCGCAGCTTGATGCGGTGGTCCTCGTAGCTGGTGATGGACATCGTATTGTCCCCCACCGCCGTAAACCCGATGACCCCCTTGGTGGCCCCGCCAGCCGAGACCGGCTCACGGAACCTGATGAACGTGTTGGCGTACGGCTCGGCAGTCTGGTCGCTGCGGAGGACTATCTCAGGGCTGAACTCGTTCGAGCTGCCACCACCACCGCCGCCACCAGAGTCCTGCACGACCAGCTCCATCTGATCGCCGTTGATCTTGATGAGCCCGAGGTCTTCCAGCTCCTCAAGACGGACGAACGACGGGCGCGGGTCGCGAACGCGCCGCTCGTGGATGTTGAGCGACGAGATGATGAGCTGCAACGCAAGCGTGTGCGACCGAATATCGTCCGTAACAGTCGGCCGCGAGGGGTACGCCCGGGAGGTTTTGATCTTTACCGCCATGCGCCAAGTCTATCAGAAGTAGTGGTCAAGCACCCACGGATGGGTCTGGCGGACATCCTCGTCCCACGGCTTGCGGAGCCCGTGGAACGAAACAAGCCGCGCACCCTTCGGAAGCCGGCCGATATTACGGAAAGTCCTGAACGCGTGCACCCCGTCTTTGTCGGTCCACGTCGCTTCGTTCGGGCCGAGGATGTAGTTCAGCCACGCTTGGTCAGACCCGGCAAAGCCGGCTTCTCTGGCAGCGAGGGGGGACTTCACAGGGTCGAACTCTGTCCACACCTGCGGGCGGGCATCGTAGTTCATCATCCACATCGTGCCGTTGTAGATCGTCTTTTTGAACGGCCACGCCCAGATGACGAAGTCCTCCTCACGCTCGAAAAGCGGCGTCAGGTCACCAGTGATGACCACGTCGAGGTCAATGCTCACGAACCTTTTCGCGATCGTCGCCGCGACCGCTGGATCAAAAATGCGTAGACGACGATAGCAGGAAGGCTGAAGAGGACCATGAAGAGACCTAAGATCAGCATGGTCGCTCCAAATAGGCACAGTGCGCACGCCCGGAAGAAAACCTCCTTGGCGATCCGTAATGCAGACAAAATCGAACGGCTTCGCATAGTGCCGGGCCACCATCCTGAACAGCGTGTTGACGTGCGTCTGGCCGAACTGCGAGCGGTAGCGCGTCAGTGGCGTCCAGAGCCAGCATACTACGGTAATCACGTCGCTCTCCTCAACACGTGTCGCACAACCTCAGCAACAGCCTTGCGTTCGTACTTCACAAGCACCTGCAGCGCCCCGCGCAAGTACGACTTTGCCTGAGCATCGCCCTGCACCGCCGCCCGGCACTTGGCCTTGAGCACGTCGCCGTCAGGGAGGCAGGTGAACGGGTCCTTCATACCCGCAATTTACCGTCGAAGTACAGGACGTTGTAGTGCTTGCTGAGAAACTCGTGCATCTCCTCCATCGTGACGTCAGCCGGTCGCCGCAGTACAACCCGGACCGCCGGGCCGTTGTCCATGGAGGCCAGCTTGAGCAGGAACCCGCCGGCAGAGCCAAGGTCAACCGCATGGACGCCAGCAGCCGCCAGCCGCGCCGCGATGCACGTCGCCGCAGGACCACATGACAGCACGACGAGACTGGCGCCCTGCACCTGCTTGATGAGATTGTCAGCAACCTTGTAGGACTGGTGCGACGGGCAGACGACGTGGGTCACAGAAGCCGCAGTCATGCTGATCAGAGCAAGCAGGGAGTTACCCTTCTCGCACACGACGTGTACGGCTTTGCCTGCCCACAGCTGCTGTACAAGGGTCAAATACTCCTTGCACAGGATCCACGGCGAGCTGTCGGGCCGACTCACGAACGCTGACCCGTAGACCCGGCCCATGTCGACGTACTCTGCGAACGACGTCATGTGCCGCACCCACCCGTCCAGCTTCGGCCCGTCCTTGTGCATGGTCGGGATAGCCGGCAACAGGTTAGGTGGCGGGTGTTTCAGGATGTGCCGCAGCTCGGCAGCAAGCTCCTCGTTGGCCGGCTCACGCACCTGCGAGCTACCACGCATGAGCTTAAGCTCGCCATCACCAAAGCGGGACAGCGACATCCCGCCTACCACCCTCTTCATGGTCTCGAACTCGTCGAGAACTTTCGGCCATGTCCTCACAGCGGTACCCTCTCCCATGTAAACCGCAACGGTATCGGCTTCGGCAGCTTCTCCCGGTTCTTCCGCCGCCGGATCTCACTGTACCGACTCGTGTCCCGACTGAGCACGGTCTCGGACGCGTCAGGGACGGAGTGGGTAGTATGCACATGCAACGGCATGGACGCCGGCAGGAGCCGCGGCTCGGCAATAGCCGTCAGGTCCCGAAGGAATGGCGTCCCGCCACCCAGCGACCCGGAGTAGTCCTCGTCGTAGCCACCAGCCCGCCAGTACAGCTCTCTGGTGACGAGGTATGAGTCCACGTGTGGGTGGATCTCCACGAACGTCGCAGCCGGGTCAGCAGCGTCCTTCCTGCGCGTGAAGTCAGCCGCCCCAACCCGCCACCGGCAGAACCGGTACCACCGCTCCGGGTCAAGCTCGACGTTGAGGACGGCTGCCATGGTCTCAGGCGGCACCGTGTGGTCAACGTCGACGTGCAGGAGCCACGGCGTCTTGGCTACGTAGGCCCCAAGGTTACGCGCCCCACCCCGGTTCCACGGGATGTCCTCCTTGATGCGGTACAGCTCCACCGGCAGGGGGCGGACCATGCACCGCAGGGCCTCCTCGGCCGTCATGTCAGGGCTGCCGTCGTCAACCACGATGATGCGGAGTCGCCTGAGCACCGCCGGGTCGTACTGCTCCCAGACGTCGACATGCTTCCTGAGCATCCAGAAGTTCCGGTAGTACGGGATGATGAGGGAGACGTCAGTCACGCCAGTAGTCCTTGATCCATGGGTACCGTTTCTGGGCCTGCCGGCACCACGGCTTGAGCGCCCCCGGGGTGCTGACCATGGTTGTCCCCGGCGCCGGGCCGGCAGGCGACAGCCACTTGAGGTACGCCAGCCCGTCGGCCGCAGTGAACCCCGCCGTGGGTGGGTACAGCCGGTAGGACATCCAGCCTTGGTCCGACCCGAAGCACCGCGCCTTCCGCGCCTCTGCCGGCGACTTCTCCGGGTCGAACTCGTCCCAGATGTGGGTCATTGTACCCGGCTTGTGGAAGTACAGCCCGCCAGCCACTTTCCGCCAGACGAACCGCCGGTCCACCCACCCGACGAAGTTCTCGGCACGGGTGAGCAGATGGTCGATGTTGCCCGTGATGATGACGTCGACGTCGAGGGCAAGGATGCGCGGTCCGAGCACCTTGGCAGCCTCGGCAGAGAAGTTCCACAGCCGCCGGTAGCAGGAGGGGAACAGCTCGCCGTGGGGGCTGCGGGCATGGCTGATGTCCGTCGGGTCCATGACCACGCGGATCTCGGGCCGCAGGCCCGTGGGGTCGTCGGTGACGCAGACCAGCTCCCACGGCAGGGTGATGTGCCGGGCCAGCATCGCGTAGAGGATGTTGTAGTAGTCCGGCAGGAAGGAGGCACCGCGCTCGTGCCTTGGATCAGTCCACTTCCAGACGACTATGCTGGTGGTCTGTCCTGACTCGTGCAGCGGTGGAGCCAGTGCAAGGTCCTCCCCCGGTGGGCCGCGCCAACCGTCACGTGGGGAGTTTCTCCGCAGTCGCCGCTGTCTGATGGGGCGTCGAGGACGTTGCATTCCGCACCTTCGCAGTTCAGTCGCAAAAGCACTTGCGGAAGACGCAGGCGTTCGGTATGCTCCCGCCGTTGGTCATGTGCTTCCTCTTAGGCCCCCTCCCCGGGGGCCTTTTTTATTCCGGGACGATGATCTGCGGGTTCGGCACCAGCGGTTCCGACTGCGGCGTCTCGAGCAAGTCGACCGGACCCGTGTCGATCATCTTCAGCATCACAGGTTTGCAGTCGTAGACCGGCTTCTGCTCGGCCGCACGGCTGAGCGCAGCCCGCTGGGCATCGGCACGCCGCCGGGCCGCCACTGCGACGACTACCGGCACGTGCATGACCACGTGGTAGATGTGCACAGGCGGCAGTGGGGTAGGCGGAGCAGCGCCGCCTTGACTGTCAGTGCTCACTGGTCGCCCCCGGTGATGTTGACCTTCATGGGGCGCGTCTTGAGGATCCGCTTGCGCAGCTCGTCGAGGTCACCGTAGGTGTAGACCAGCAACAGCTTGAAGCCCATGAACGCGATGGTCAGGTTGAAGTTGTTGAGGACCTGCTCATGCTCGACGGTGAGGTCGATGAAGGTGAAGTCGACCCAGTTGTAGCGGGAGGGGAAGAACAGCGCCACCCACTGGATCTCGAGCGCGGCCATGAACCGCACCGGCATGTAGTCGATGTCCACTTCCGGGGGCTCAAGATCGTGATTTGGCACGGGCGGAGTCCTTCTTGGTGAGGGTGGGGTATCGCTCGACGTGCTCATGCACGGCCGCGCGGATGAGTTCGCTGACGGTCAGGCCGGTCTTGTCTGCGATCCGGTGAAGCCCGGCAAGGTCATCGTCGGGGATGATCACGTGGATGCGGGTTCCGTTGATGGATGGGCGTGGCATGGGTACCTCCTTTGGTTGGCGTAGTGTGGGCCTGTTGGGGTGTGGGTGTCAATAGGGGGTTTCGTGGGCCTGTTTGGATTTGGGGCTGACGTATTTGCGAAGGCCATAATCCGACGCCCCACCCCCCACCCCCCTTGGCCCGGTACCCCCCTATCCCCCCTCCCGACACCCCACAGCCCGAGGCGTTCCTAGGTCGCGGTATATGAGGGGCGAGCATGGTGCTCGCTCACTCTCGCTGCACGCGTGCAGCGGTTTACAACCCTTGTAACTGGAGTAATGACATGTCTACCAAGACGAATGCTACTAAGACTGCTAAACCCGCGATCACGAACCCTGCCGAGTTGTCGCGTATCGCTAAAACCTTCGCGCGAGCCTACACGCTCAACATGTCGGCGGCCGACATCCTGACGGAGTCGGCGGGCATGTTCGCGGCGCGTCTGAAGCGCGAAGAGCGCGCCAGCACTAAGGAAGAAATTAACTTCATGGTCGCCGAAATCGTCGCACTCTGCGGCTTGCAGAAGCTGCCGTCGCGGGCCGTGCGCGAATCGGAAATCCGCTGCGTGTTCCGGAACGCGTCGGCTTTCACGTCCGTGATGCAGAGGATCGGCAACACGCGCATTGGCTACGCGCCGGCGATCCAGTTGGCGCGGAAGTGCGATAGCTTGTCGGTCGCCGACGTCGTGGCATGGTACAAGTCCGGGAAGCCGGTCGCGGGAACCACGACGCCGAAGGCGAAGCGCGCACGTGCCGTTAAGACGCTGACGCATCTCTGCGACGAGAAGGCACTGCCGGTCGCCTTCCGCGACGCGCTCGCTCGCCTGCTGTCGAAGTACAACCTCGCCGCGTAACTTACAAGCCTTGTAACCCCACGGCCCCACGGCTTCACGGCCGTGGGGTTTTTCGCTTCACGCTCTAGGAGAATCACGATGACCCCACACGTTAACGGACACAACCTGACGCCGATGGAACTGGCGAACCTTGCGCGTTCGTGGATGGATACCTACTACGATACCCGCGACGTGCACGCGTGGCGCACGGCTATCAGTATCTACAAAACTATCGACGAACAGCATCAGGAAGCCGTGCGGCTGAACCTTGGAAGTGCTGACTACATCGGGATGGTCGCCTACGATCTGTACTTTGATCTGTACCCGTGGGCCTGATCCAATCTAACACATGTTTACAAGCCTTGTAAACATGTGCCTGCAACCCCGCGGCTTCACGGCCGCGGGGTTTTTTGTGGGCCTGTCTTGCGAGGGACCGTTTATGCGCCCATTTTTGCCCGCTTGTGTGTCGGGCCGGCTGGCTGCCGGGCCGGGGGGCAGCCGCGCGCCCCCCTCGGGGGGCCGTTGTCATCAGCGCATATGGTGGGCTGCGGGGCTGTTTTGGTTTATAGCGTTTACTGCTCTGGGCAGCGAAGTGGCGAGCTATAAATAAACCAAGGCAGAATGCGGACTATAAATATATATAGTAATTATAGTAATTATAGTAGTAGTAAAAAATAGAACCTACGTAAGGACTTTGCGTTTCGTGGGCTAATAATGATGGGGGGTGTGTGTAGTACATTGGGGTCTTCTCTTCCTAAAGCCCGCTATAATTACTATAATTACTTTTACCTTTAGAATCAATAACTTCTAATAACGTTGTTGGCCCACGTTTCCCGGGTTTATAGTAGCGCGCTGCTTTTAATCCCCACAGCCCCACAACCCCGCTCCCTGCCACTTAACAACATGATTATTTATAGTCACCAAAACCGCCCTACTATAATTACTATAAATGCTCAGCCTTTCCTGACAGGTGGTTTCAACATCACCTGTTACAAGGCTTGTAAATTTCCGAGTCTCTAAACAAGCCTCGGAAATCTTTTCCCGCCGTGCCTACTCTCTAAACAAACCCCAAAGGAGAAATCGCCATGAACCGTACTACCCTGATCGAGCTGATCGCCGGTGCCGCCGAGACCATCGCTGTCACCGTGGACCAGCACTTTCTCTCCCTGCCACCCGACCACCTGTTCGCTCTGGAGTCAGTGCACTACGACCTGACGGGCAGCCCGCTCTTCAGTGAGGCGCAACGCCAGCAGCTGCTGGCCCGTGCCAACCGCCCCTCTGCCAGTGCGGGCACCCACTGAGGTAACAACCGTGTTCATCATCTACTTCCAACTGATCCCGCAACCTGCCACTGAACCAAGTGAGGTGGAACCGCGGCCGGTCATTGACCAGATCCTCTACCCGCAATCGTGGCCGACGGACATCACAACCGTCCGTGCCCACAGCCCGACAGCCTTCCCCCGCTGCCGTGCCAGTGAGCCGTCCTACCTGCAGAGCATGGACCTGAACCGGCTGCGGACGACCATGCTGATTGGCCAGTCGCTGAGATGCGGGCGCTTCAGCACGGCCGACATCACCAAAAGGTACTCGAAAGACATACACAAATCGCTGGGGGCGGCGCCGTTCTTCCTGCGGCACCCCGACATCTACGAGATCGACGGACTGCTCGACCAGATGTGGCCCCGTAGTTACGGATGCTACTGGGCCATCGGTCTTGTGGACACGATTGTTGACGTGTTCAGACGGACGGACCCGCATATCGAGCTGAATTTTGCAAACGAGGAAGAAGTTCTGCGTTGTGCAGAGCTGTCAGTGAAAGGAGGTGAAAGCTACTACTTCGCCCTGCCAGAGCCACCTGCCGGCACCGCAGTTCGCTGCGTGGTGCTGTTCAGGTGACACTCAACACACACACATAAGGAAACACGCCATGAACGACACAAACATCGGTTCGCGCTCAGGTTTCAGCCTCGTCTACGAGGAGTTCATTAATTCCGTCCTGTTCCTGCTGTTGATAGCTGCCTGCATGATTGCAGGGGCAGTCAACACAGACATCGGCTGGACGGTGGTCGGGCTCGTGTTATGGGTGCTGAGGCTGGATGACCAGATCACCCGTGCCAGACGCCGACTGCTGGTGCACGGTGAGACCGTGTTCCTGTCCGAGGCGCTGATGTACGCGCTGAAGCTGGACCACGACCACGCCCTGCGGTTCCTGCGGAAGCTGGTGGACGAGGGCTACATTCGCGAGGAGACCTTGAGTACGGTACTCGAAAACACGGCCGAGGCTCTCAGGAGACGCGCCGAGAGCAACAACAACAACAACGACGACGACGAGGAGGAGTAACAACGATGAAAACCTGCAACACCTGTCAGTACCACTACCGGCCCATCATTGCCCGGTTGCTGGGCGGCACCCGCATGGAGTGCCACCATCCGGGGGTCAACGCGCGTGCCAGCAATCACATGTTCGCTGTGCACGGGCAGTTCGGCATCGACTGCCTTGGAGCCCGGCGGCTCTACTGTCTGAACGGTGACATGCATGAGGAGAAGGAATCATGAAACGGAGGGATAAATGGATGCGCAGGCGGGAGCGCCGGCGTGCCGAGAAGTGGCTGAGACTTCAGCGGCAGGCTGCTGAGCGGCAGCGGCTGAGGGAGCAGTCCGGGTTGATTGCCACCGAGGAGGCGCCGTGATGATCAAGAGCTATCCCGACACAGCGTTCGTGACGCTCGAAGATGGCACACGTGTCGTGTACTTTCATGGCACTGCCATAGTGACGGCGTACCCGACCGGGGTCATCCGGCTCGACACGGGTGGCTGGCGCACGTTGTCGACCCGCACACGCATCAACCAAGTGGCTGAGGACCTGCGGCTTAACTTGGGCGTGTTCTTCTACAAGAAGGACATGCTGCTTGTCTACGCCGGCAAGGAGTTCAACCTCGGCAAAGCGAGCGGCGTGGTGCTGTGCGACGGTGCCGTGCTGGACGTGAAGTGACGTGCCTACCTGACTTACAAACCTTGTAACACAACGGAGACGACGATGAACATCAAGAATGCGAAGACCATGATCAAGACCCTCTACAAGCGGCAGATCGAGACCGGTGTGCGGTACTCGGTGATGCTGCAGTCCGGCCCCGGGCTGGGCAAGTCG